TTCAAGTGGCTATTCGCCCCTTATCCAAACCGGCCGTACGGGGCGAACCCCCCACGGCTGGCCTTTTTCACGACTCACCTATATCTTGGGGCTACGTGTGAACATAGCCTTGTAGTACTGATACGTACGGTGTGGCAGGGATATAACTTCCTGCTCGTGAGGGAGGATGGTTGAACCACCCCCCCCGTGACTGAAGCTAGTCACGGATTCCCGCGTCTCACGACGCTCGGCAAATGGTGTATCCGAGTTGGACCCGGACAATGCACCGTACATCAACGCCACGTGATACATCGAGTGGCGCGTTGCACCCACGTCAGGCTTAGCCCGCGTGAGGAACCCAAACCAGATCGGGCTCTGAGTGTTTCTATCCCAGAGTTGTCGACTTGGTTGATAGGGTCCGCAAATATGCCTGCCATCCAGAGCTTCATCGGTATGTGTAGGAAACGGACATACAAATTTATCAATGAAAGGAGGCCACCAGTTCCCCGTACAGCTCGATAGGAAACCGGCCCAGCGATTATCTAGCCTCGCTAGTGCGTTGTGCAACCTAATGCGATCCGACAGCTTGTCGAGATCTTCGTGAATGTACACCGGTCTGACCGGTTTACCGCCATGCCAATCTGCTCCACACGACTCGCGAAACGGTCCGAAGAAAAAGGACTTTTCCGCGTTCAACTCGAAACCGAAATACCGCAGATACTCTTGAAGTATCCCGGATTCATTCTGTCTGATGATAATATCATCCCCGTAGACCCGGAAATCCGGAGCGGTGCCAGTATACTTATGGCAGGCAGAACATATCGAGGCGAAAATTAATGTCTCAAGTGGGAAGCAGAACCCATTGCCCATACTTACGAAGCCATGATACTTTTGGCTTTGCGGACCCAACGATTCTTCTCGCCACGAAGGCGAGCGAGTGTCGTTGAAAAACTTGAACCACGCCGACGGGAACAACTCTCTCACAAGTTCTGTGAAGATAGAGCCCGAAGCGTTTTTCATGTCCGCGGTGCAATAGGGGTTCGGAACATCAAGGGAGCCCTCCCGGGCTTTCTCCTGATTTGGCCTCTGATCACGCAGGTCTAGACCTACCTTACGTAACATTAGCTTCATATCCTGGTCAGTCGCAAGTTGCACGAGCTGATTCAGGAGCGGTTCCTTAGCGATCGTACGGCTACAATCACTATCTTTTAAGGCATAAGAAATACCATTGTAGTCCACAATCACCACTCGTGCCATTACAGCAGCTTCGAACCCTTCCGGGTCGACGCATATAACAGGGGTAGTTCTGTCCCCATCGCTGTAGTGCCGGGCAAAGCCCAGAACCTCCCAAAACATCGGGAGTCGTTTAAGTAAGGTGATTGCATATGGAAGTGCGGAAGGTGTCACGGTCCACTCCTCGCTCAAGAGTTTCCGAGCTAGGTTTGTGAACCGACCGCTGACACCGACATTCGCGCCTGGACCCCATCTGCCATGTTCATGAAGAAACCCTGAACCAAACTTCGGAGCAGAACCGATCACGCGACGGATGTATTGTCGCATCGCATTCACATGCGGAGCCGGATCTAAACCTAATCCACCGAGATTTATAAGGTGGTCTTGGTTATGGTTGACCCTTCGCCTCCTCAAGAGGTGATTCAAGTGCCGATTACGACGTTCTCCGCGCAGAAACTTGCGGAGTGCGTTTTGGTCAGCTAATTTAGGGTCTCCCACATAAGGGTATTTCTTCACCATAGCAGCACTAGCAACCGCCCTGAAGTGTTCATCAGGGTTCTCGTACGTCTGATTGAGTAGTTGCTTTGAATAAGCCAACGCGTCGCCGAACTCGCCTCTGTTAAGGAAGCGGTAAATCGGTTTCGCAACGGCCCACTCGGGGTGACTTACTACATTTGACAGAAAGGATTTTAGAAACTTGTAACCCCGTCCGTCATGCGCTTCATTGTGCTGACGAGCCTGTTTGGCTAACGTCTTCTCCAACTCGAGAATCGAGCGGGCCTTGCGAGGCCGCAGTGGAGGCACCATCGGTTGCTTGGATAACATAATGTAAGTTCCTCACATACTGTAACAGGGGGTCAGGGACCCCCAGAAAGCCACCAATCGTCACCGCAAGGGTGAGGATCAGGCTAGCTGACACGAGATATTTCTTGCCTCGAGTCAGGTTAGCCATTGGCTTGACCATTCTTGACTGCCGTCTTATAGGCAGCGGACGCGATATACGCGCCCAGGTCATTACAGTGTGCATCGATGTCAGCGCTGCTGACACCCACCGGGAACACGTGAGCGATCTTCGTCGAGCCGTCAGCAGTGGTCGTCTTCGCACCTGTAAGGGTGTGAGTACGATACAATGCGACTTCAAAACGAGAGTTTCCGCTAAACGTGGCCGTCGGCTTGGGAGGAACTGACTTCTGAGTGATACGATCCTTCACGGAAACCGTGTTGGCAGGACCTTGGAACCCAAACGTCGAACCGCTGATGCTATCGACCGTATAGGCCTTAGCGTTGACTGTCAAAGACATACTTATACTCCATTTTAAGAAAGGATTAATTAAGAGTTAGATCAGGCATAAATTTACCGCATTGCGGATAGAATCTTACCCTTTCGTAGTTGAGTCGACAGCAGAGCAATAGCGTCGATCAACCGGAAATCCCTGAGAAACTTAAAGGGATCCGCTCGAATGGTTATTGATGGTGCTCGTAAGCCAACCATGCGGTATTTTGTATTAACCGTTATGGTGGAAATGCCAGTGAGTGATGAGCCCACGACATAGTTTGGATCAGTGCACCACGAGTTCCCGATCTGCCGCACAACCGACTTTTGGTCAGTGACGGTATAGCAGGAGCCAATGGTTGTAATCCCAGGCTGTACGATCTGTCCTATCGCGCTCATAAAATCATTGAGCGTGAC